GCCGCCTTGCCGATACCGGACACCGCCTTCGACGCGAACCCGGAAGCCTTGCTCAAACCCGAATGCAACGCATTACCGGCCTTCGCGGCCGCATTACGCGCACCCTCCGGCAAAGCATTCCAAGCAGCCGAAAACTTGCTTTTGATGTTGGACGTGACCTCGCCAGCCGTCGAACTGATCTTCTGCACCGCCGCGTTCACGCCTGGAATCTTGCCGACGATCTGCTGGGCCGTTGAGGTGAAGCCGGAAGCCATACGGCTGAACGCATTCTTGGACTTGTCGGATTCGGCCGCCAATTGCGTTTCGAGGTCCTTGAGCCGTCCTTGCGCCGTCTTGAGGTTGTCGGACGCCGCCTTGAGATTGTCAGCCGCCGTCTTCTGTTTGATTTGAGCTTGTTCGAGTTTGATGGCCGCAGCCTGAGCCTGCGTGCTGTCCGCGCCATATTTCTGTGTGGCCGCGTTCAGCTTCTCCTGCGCGGCCTGCACCTGCACGCCAGCCGACTTGAATTTCAGCAAGGCGTCAGTATTCTTCTGTGAGGCTTGAGCCACGTCCTTTTTAAAGGACTTCAGGGCTTCGGAATTCAGCTCGGCCGCACCACTGTTGAAACCGCTTTTGAAGGCACTGCCGACCTTCTTGCCCTGCTGCGCCCCATTGAAGCCCTTGCCAAAGGCCGTCTTCATGTCGCCGACGGCCTTACCGGTCTCCTTCGCCACGGACTGGCGGAAGCCATTCATCTGCGGGAAAATGCTCACATGCGCGGAACCAAGCTCACTCCCACCAGCCATGACAGCCTCCTCTATTCACTTGTTTTTTTGAAGCCGAAGATGCTGCTCATCGACGCCAAAGCCTCACGACGCTCCTCATCGGTCACCTCGACATGCTTCTTCCCAACCTTTTCCGGCGCGAGGTCACCAAGAATCGACGTGCCGCCCGCCTGAATCGCGGTGATGATAGCCGTCGCATCCATCGGCAGCACCATATGCACCGCAGTCATACCGGTGTAACTGCTCGGGTCAGCCGAGAGATTTTCCCACAATGCGATCGCGTCGCAGTAGCGGAGTCTGCCGCCCAAATCGGCCTGCAGACTCCACCCGCGAGCCGCGAAATCGGCCCTTATTCGACTGCCGTCTTCTCCTTGGAGGAGCTGGCAGAAGCCGACGATTTTCCCAATTCCACGCCCTGAATCTTCGCAAGCAGCTCGCCGTAATCGTTGAGGATGTTGAATGGGACCATTGCCGGCTCCTTCGCCAGCTCCTTGGCCGCATCCTCGCCAGCGAAAGCCGCGAGAATATCCTTCAACGTCTGGATCTGCTCCGTGTTGGACTGCAGGTCGGACAGGCGCACGAAATCATCGATGCTGAGATTCAGAGGCAGCTTGTAAATGTGGCCGTGCGGTGCGAGGAACCATACGCTGTCGTCCTTGATGAGGTGCTTCACCTTCATCCGCTTGGCCGACGCTTCAAGCGCCTTCTCCTCGTCCTCCTGAGTCCAGGCGTCGAAATCGGCGGCGGAGGGCATCACGTTCTTGGTCATTTCTTCCTTCTTTCAAACGACTACGAAAAATTCCTTTACTCCACTGGATGAAGAGGAAGAATCCCAGCACATGCGAAGAAAGGAAGAAAGAAACACATGCTGGGAAGAGTTGAATCAGTCAGCCACCGGCTGAGACTCGGAATCATCAGCCTGATGATCGGTTGCATGAGAATCGGACGAAGCCTTCGGCGTCACGAAGGACTGCAGGTACTTCGAGGCGCCGGAATCGCAGGCGTCATCCTGAATCCATTCGATAGTCCAAGCGTCACCGGTGTTTTTGCCGGAAGTATCCTGACCCTGCTCGTTGCCGGTCAGATTCACGACACCCAGACGACGGCGATGCGTGCCGTTTTTAAAAACGGTCTCCTTGTAGCAGAACCACTTGCCATCCTGAATCACATCGGTCACGTGATACACGCCACTGGAGTCCGGCGTGCCGATCGTCATCTTGCGTGTGATGTCGTTATCCTCGGCCACGGTGAACTGCTCGGTCAGCGACGCCTTGCCGTTGATCGAATAGCCTGGCTGGTGGAATTTGATCGCATCATCGGCGTCACGGCTGTCCTGCGGGGCACCATCCTCGGTGATAAGGCCGACGAAGCCGCCCTTGGTGAAAATCTTGTCCAAGCCGGTCTTCACGTCGGCCACGGTCGGCGCGATGAGATCGGCGGTCAGCTTCTGAGTCGCGTCATAGGGGGCGAAACGGTATGCGCTTGTCACCACGATCTTCGCGGCGCTCAGGTCATTGCCTGCTGAATCAGCTGCCATATTTTGTCCTTTCAAACAAAAAGGCGCTGAAACAAACGTTTCAACGCCTAAAAATTAAGAATTATTGAATTATTGGAATTTTCCAATAGCGGAGAATTCGAGAGTCAGATAGCATCTGGCGATGTTCGCGTCCTCGGCCACGAAATACGGACCATTGCACCCGTCCTCCTCGACTGCCGCGATCGGCGAACCATCAAGCGAGCAAATCTCAGGGTCGGTGAGCAGGCCGTAGATTCGAGCCGCCAGATCACGGCAAGGCCCCGGAGTGGACCGACTGCCATAACGCACGGTGATACCAATGCTGCGGTCGAAGAGCACGCGATTGGACTGGCTGCCGCCATCGTCACGCACGACCACAAGCGGAAATGAGCCGTCGTAATCGTCCGGCTCTCGAATGTGCACGAGAATCTTGCCGAAGGAGGGCTTCAGCTTGCCACGGAGGTAAGCGCACAGCCATGTTTCGAGGTCTGGTGGTAGCACTGCCGTCATGACTTGCCAGCCTTGAGCGCCTTGCGGAGGTTGCCGGTCCGCGACTCCACGAGCAGAGTCTTCGGATCGGTGCCGACCACCATGCAGGTGGTGCGGTGCGCATGCTTGACCTCCTCGATCTGGAGGCCGTCACGGTATGCGCCGGTGTCTACGGGAGCGTGAGCCTTCGCATATTCGAGCGTCTTCTCGGCCGCTCTGCGGGTCATGGCCTTGACGCCAGCCGAATTCATCAGCTCATCGAAATATCGATCGTTGAATTTGACCATCACACCCAAGACCATCACCCCCTATACTCGGATAGTGGAATCTCAATCGTCGGCCGCCACGAAGTGAAAGCGTTCTGGTCACGCGACGGATAGCCGGACACCTCCCAGCATCTGCCATCATCCGGCATGGCCCTGATGCGGTCGCCGGGCATGATATCGAGTGACGGGTCGGTCGAGGTGAGGTAAGCCGTGCTCGTGGTCTCCTCACGCAAAGCGTCAGGAGTCCTCATGCTGCTAGAACTCGCCAGCGAACCATTGAATTCCAGCACGTCCGGGTGGTCCCAATCCTCACCAGTCAACTCGCCCGAATACCGGTCCATGACCTTCTTCGCACGCAAACGCCGCCACTTGGTCGTGCCGGACATATGCCAGCCGCCACCAGTGGCGTTCAGATCGTCAAGCAGGCTCATGGCAAGCCTCCCAGCCGGTAGGGTTTGAGCTTGTCCCGTTCCTCCTGCATGAGCGACACGACGTCGAAACTCGCGCTGGAGCCGTTAGTGGACTGCGAGGTGACAAGCCCGAGGGGACTCATGCCGGCGCGCTTCGCGGCGCTGATGAGCACCGACTGCACGTCCGGCGCGTCATCATAGCCGGCGTGAATCTCGTAGCGGATGGCCGCGATCCCAGCGGGGAAACCGCCAGACAAGGACTCCACAAGCCCCGTCTCGGGATCGTAGGCGTAAGCCAGCTTGTTGCCATCACGGTCGGTCAATGATTCGATGCTCGTCACATGGCGAGCGGGAAGCCGGATCACCATGCCACCACGTGAGTTGAGCACGCCGGACAATGCCGTGTTCGGCATGACATGCCAGCCGCACTCACGCCTGATGGCCGCCTGCGCGGCCTTGAGCCGGAAGGCCGCGTCATCCTCGAAGGCCGAAGGGTCGGCAATCATGTCGGGAATCACGTTCGCATCACTCATGCCGACCTCCCATCTCAGCTCGTCTTCACCACGCCAGCAGCCACAAGACCAGCCACAAGCGCATTGACTCGCTTCGCCAGATCGTTGTAGGCGCCGACGAGCGCGTCATACTCCTCCTTCGTCGGAGCGGTGGAAG